TTGTCACTGGGGTCATTACTGCAGGAAACATAAAAATTGATGCAGTCTCAGGAGTTTTGACTGCGACTAGATTTGTTGGTGATGCATCGGGTTTGACAAATATAGTTGCGATTGCAACCGATGGTTGGATTGCAAATACAGGATCATTATCAACCACTGCGAAAGTTGGTGTCGGAACTTTATCACCCATATCACAATTTGAGGTGTTGGGTGACAGTAAACTTGTAGGATTTACGACACTAAGTGGAATTACAACAAGTGTTGGGACACTATTTGCAAATCAGTTGTCTGTCAGTGGTGTCAGCACATTTGTTGGTCTAACATCATTGTCAACTTTATTTGTATCATCAACATCCACATTTACGGGTGCGATTGATGCAAATGGTGGTGCAACTGTTGACAATATACAAATTGGAATCACAGGTGATAACGAAATTGACACCTCTACAGGTAATCTAACAATTGATTCTGCTGGTGGAACAGTAGTTATTGATGATCAAGTAAATGTATCTGGTATTCTCACTGCTAAGAGTTTTTCAGGTCCTACTGGAACAGCAGCAACTTTCACAGAGGGAATTGTAGTTGGAACTGGTGTCACAATTGAATCAGGTGGACAAGCAAATTTCGTTGGTTTTGTCACTTTTAATA